GCAAACCAAAGCCTTTCGCTCGGACGAACCGATCAACATGGCCGAAATCAACGCCTGGGACCAAGCGCAGATTCTGCGGCGCTACGCGCTCTGGCCGTGGGCCTGGGCCGACTTCGTGATCGCGCACCGCGACGCCACCTGGGGTCCGGAATGAGCGGCTTCAACCTCCCGCCCGGCGTCGGCGACATCCCAGGCAACTCGGCCGAAGACATTCGCCGCGCCGTCGAGCAGTGGCCGGCCCGCCGGGTGGCCCCCAAGAAGTACGAATTCACCGGCGAGACGAAGGTCCAGGCCGGCGTCACGCTGAAGCGCATCCGCGCGCTGATCTCGTTCGGCGCAGTGGTCGCCGGCGAGATCGGCGGCTGGATCGAGAGCGATTGCAATCTCGACCACGCAGGCGACGCGTGGGTCTACGGCGACGCGCAGGTCTACGGCAACGCGCAGGTCTACGGCAACGCGTGGGTCTCCGGCAACGCGCAGGTCTACGGCGACGCGTGGGTCTACGGCTACGCGCAGGTCTACGGCAACGCGCAGGTCTCCGACAACGCGTGGGTCTCCGGCAACGCGCAGGTCTACGGCAACGCGTGGGTCTCCGGCAACGCGTGGGTCTCCGGCAACGCGTGGGTCTCCGGCAACGCGCAGGTCTCCGGCAACGTGCAGGTCTACGGCGACGCGCAGGTCTACGGCGACGCGTGGGTCTACGGCAACGCGCTGGTCTCCGGCGACGCGCAGGTCTACGGCAACGCGCGGGTCTACGGCGACGCGGATCTGTTGTGCGTCGGGCCGCTCGGCAAGATCGACATCACTTTTTACGCCGACGACAAGATCGGCGTCCGCTGCACGACGACGGCCGGCTTCAGCGGCTCGCTCGAGGAGGCCGCAACCGAACTGGCGGATGTTCGCGGCGCCGTGACCGCCATCGCGCTGGCCAAAGAAGTGCTGCAGCCGCCGGCGGTTGAACAGCAGGCGGCCGCATGATCCGGCGCATCCACCCCCACGGCCCCGCCGTCGGCGAATACGTGCCCGGCGCCGAGACCGACATTCGCGTCACGTTCGCCCGCGAGCGCGCCCGCCTGGCGGCGCAGCGCCCCGCGCCTGACGACGGCGCGCAGCCGGTCGAGATCGACACCCTCGGGCCAGACGACCTGTCGCCCGGCTTCGGCGCCATGTTGCGGGCGATGGCCGCCGACGAAGCCCGCGACCTGGCCCGTGCCCGCGGCGACGTGGTGTTCGCATGAACCGCCTGCCCTGGATTCAGCGCGCGGCCAACGCCGCCGAGCGCGCCGGAGACTGGCCGGTGCTCCTGGCGCTGGCCTTCGCCGCCGGCGTCGTGCTCACCCTGGCGCTGACCGGGAACCTCTGATCCTTCGCGCCGCCGGCAGCGCGTGATGCCGGCCAACCCACAGGAGCCACTCATGGCCGCTGTCTTTCCCTTCCCTCCCGCACCGCCCGTCGGCCTGGACGACCTGGTCGACCAGTGGGCCCACGCCAAGCGGCGCGAGGCTTCCGCCAACGCCGAGCGCGTCGAGCTCGAGCAGCAGATCATCGCCATCCTCGGCGTGCGCGAGGACGGCTCGCAGACCCACACCACGGACGCCGGCCGCAAGGTCACCATCACCGGCAAGCTGTCGTTCAAGGTCGACCTGCCGCTGCTGATGCAGTTGTCGGGCAGCCTGCCCGAGCACCTGCGGCCGCTGAAGACCGAGACCGTCGCCGACGACAAGGGCCTGCGCTACCTGCGCGCCAACGAGCCCGACATCTGGCGCGCGCTGGCGCCGGCGGTCGAAGTCAAGCCGGCCAAGCCCGGCGTCGTCGTCAAGGAGGCGTGATGGCCGTGCGCCTGACCACCACGCGCCAGGCCGCGCGCGACTCCGGGATCAAGGTGCTCACGCACGGGCCCGCCGGCGCCGGCAAGACCACGCTCGCCGCCACCACGGGCGAGCCCACGGTCATCATCAGCGCCGAGGCCGGCCTGCTGTCGCTGCGCGCGCACGACATCCCGGTGATCGAGGTCTCCTCGATCCAGGACGTGCAGGACGCCTACACGTTCCTCATCTCCTCGGCTGATGCCGAGCCGTTCCGCTGGGTCTGCCTCGACAGCATCTCGGAGATCGCCGAGGTCTGCCTGGCAGCCGAGAAGGGCCGCACCAAGGATCCGCGGCAGGCCTACGGGGCGCTGGCCGACCAGATGTGGGCGCTGATCCGCGCCTTCCGCGATCTGCCCGGCCGCAACGTGTACTTCAGCTGCAAGCAGGAGCGGGTCACCGACTCCAACGGCGCGACGCTGTACTGCCCGGCCATGCCGGGCCAGCGGCTGGGCCAGGGCATCAGCTACTTCTTCGACGAGGTCTTCGCCCTGCGCGTCGAGAAGGACGCCGAGGGCAACGTCACGCGCTGGCTGCAGACCGGGCGCGACTTCACCCACGAAGCCAAGGACCGTTCCGGCGCGCTCGAGCTGTTCGAGCCGCCCAACCTCGCGGCCATCGCCGCCAAGATCCACACCACCACCCAGGAGCAGTGACCATGCCGCAATTCATTTTCGACGCCACCAACATCGAACCCGCCCAGGCCTTCACGCCGATTCCGGCCGGCACCTACGTCGCGCAGATCGTCGAGTCCGAAGTCAAGCCCACCCGCGCCGGCGACGGCACGTACCTGCAGCTCACCTGGCAGGTGCTCGAGGGCCCGTGCGCCGGCCGCAAGGTCTTCGGCCGCATCAACAACCGCAACCCCAACGCGCAAGCCGAGCAGATCGGCCAGAAGGAGCTGTCGGCGCTGTGCCATGCCGCCGGCATCCTGAAGATCACCGACACGCAGCAGCTGCACGGCCGCCCGCTGCGCATTCGGGTGGCGGTGCGCAAGGACCCGACCGGCCAGTACCAGGACAACAACGAGGTCAAGGGCTACGAGGCATTGGCCAGTGCTGCGCCGTTGGTGCAGCCCGCTGCCGTGCCGCCGGCGATGCCGGCCCAGCCTCCGGCCGCCCGCGCCGCCGAGGCGCCCCCCTGGGCTGCCGCGCGCCGGTAATCCATGGCCGCGATTCCCGAGCCCATTCACGCGACCGTGCCGCGCATCTACGCGTGGCGCGAGTCGCGCGAGGCCGCCTCCGAGCCGCGCCAGTATCTGGGCGCCTCGGAGATCGGCCGGCCCTGCGAGCGCGAGCTGTGGCAGGGCTTTCGCTGGGTGCGCCGGGCCCGCTGGGACGGCCGCATGCTGCGCCTGTTCGACACCGGCCATCGCGAGGAGCCGCGGCTGAAGGAAGAGCTGCGCGCGATCGGCGTCACCGTCAGCGACGTCTACGAGCAGGGCCAACCGTGGGCCGTGCAGGCGCACGGCGGGCACTTCCGCGGCCATCTTGACGCCGCTGTCTGGGCCGTGCCCGAGGCGCCCGGCGCCTGGCACGTGGCCGAGTTCAAGACCCACAACCGCAAGAGCTTCGACGAGCTGGTGCGCCAGGGCGTCGAGCGCGCCAAGCCCGAGCACGCCGCGCAGATGCAGGTCTACATGGCGCTGACCGGCATGAAGCGCGCCGTCTACCTGGCCGTGTGCAAGGACGACGACCGCCTGCACATGGAGCGGCTGCACGCCGACCCGCAGGCCGCGCAGGCGCTGCTCGAGCGCGCCGAGCGGATCATCTTCTCCGCCGAGCCGCCGCCGCGCCTGAGCGCCGATCCGGCGCACTGGCAGTGCAAGGGCTGCCGCTTCTGGGAAGACTGCCACGGCGCGGGCGCCCCGGCGCCCACCTGCAGGTCGTGCGCGCACGCCACGCCGGAGCGCGACGGCACCTGGTCTTGCGCGCGGCATGGCCACCGCGCCATGCCGGCGGCGCAACAGCGCGCCGGTTGCGCCTCGCACCGCGTGATCCCGGTGCTGCTCGCCGGCTGGGCCGAGCCGGTGGACGCCGACCACGGAGCGAACTGGGTCCGCTACCGCACAGGCGGCGAGCGCCCGGTCGAGTTCGTCAACAGCGACCGCCGGCAGCCCGGGCACTACAGCAGCGCCGAGCTGCACGCCCTGCAGGACAAGCGGCTGCTCTGTGACGCCGGGCTCGAATCCCTGCGCGCCGAACTGGGCGCCGAGGTCGTCGGCTGATGGAACTGCGCCCGTATCAGCTGCGCGTTATCGACAGCCTGTGGAGCTGGTTCGGGCGCAACGACACCGGCCACCCGCTGGTCGAGGCGGCCGTCGGCTCCGGCAAGAGCGTGATGATCGCCGCCCTGGCCCGCCGCGCGCTGAGCGAGTACCCGGGCACGCGGCTGCTGATGGTCGTCGCCAGCCGCGAGCTGTGCGGGCAGAACCTCGACAAGCTGCTGCGCGTGTGGCCAGAGGCGCCGGCCGGCGTGCACAGCGCCGGCCTGGGGCGCAAGGACATCGGCCATGATGTGCTGTTCGCCACCATCGGCAGCGTGTTCCGCAAGGCGCACCTGCTGGGCCGGGTCGACCTGCTGCTGGTCGACGAGTGCCACAACATCAACCCGGCGCAGCAGGGCATGTATCGCCAGCTGATCGGCGAGCTGGCCCGCTACAACCCGGCGATGCGGGTGATCGGCTGGACCGGCACCGCCTACCGCGGCGACGGCATCTGGCTCACCGACGCCGTCGAGCCGCTGTTTACCGACGTGGCCGCCCGCGTGCCGATGCGCGAGCTGCTCGACGCCGGTTACCTGGCGCCGCTGGTGACCGCGCCGGTCGAGCAGATCCTGCACGCCGACGGCGTGCGCATGAGCGGCGGCGACTATGTTGTCTCCGCCCTGGCCGAGAAGATCGACCAGGTGGCACTGGTGGAGGCCTGCGCCGGCGAGATCGTTCGCCTGGGCGCCGGGCGCCGGCGCTGGCTCGTCTACGGCGTGACTGTCGAGCACGCCAGGCACATCACCGCCGCCCTGCAGGCGCTGGGCGTGCGCTGCGCCCTGCTGCACGCCGACACGCCCAGCGGCGAGCGCGACGCGATCATCACGCAGTTCCGTGACGGGCACCTGCAGGCGCTGGTCAACGTCGCCGTGCTGACCACCGGCTTCGACGTGCCGGAGGTCGACCTCATCGCCCTGATGCGCAACACCCGCAGCCCTGTGCTGTACGTGCAGATCGCCGGCCGCGGCATGCGCACGGCTGCCGGCAAGACCGATTGCCTGTGGCTCGACTTCACCGATACCACGTCGATCCTCGGCCCGGTGGACCGCGTGCGCGGCCGGGCCCGACCAACCCCGCGGCGCGGCGATGGCGACGCTGCCGCGCCAAGGCGCATCTGCGACGAGTGCGGCGCCTACTCGCCGGCCGCTGCGCTCGTGTGCGTGTGTTGCGGGGCGCAGTTCCCGGTCGTCGAGAACCCACGTCATCGCGACCGCGTCTCGCTGGCCGACGTGCTGAGCCGGCCGGCCGCGGAGCCGGCGACCTACGACGTGACGGACGTGCACTACGCCAGGCACGAGAAGCCGGGCTCGCCGCCGTCGCTGCGAGTGGAGTACTGGTCAGGCCTGCGTCGCGTGGCCAGCGAGTGGATCTGCATCGAGCACACCGGCTGGGCGCGCGAGAAGGCGCTTGGCTGGTGGGCCCGCAGAAGCGGCGGCAGCTCGCCGCCGCGCCTGGTGAACGAGGCGCTCGACGCCGCCGGCGTCCTGCGCAGGCCGGCCCGAATCGTGGTCAACGAATCCGGCCGCTGGCCGGAAATTGTGAGGGTGCACTGGGATGACGAGAACCGAACACGAGATGAGGGTCACGGCCGTCAGGAACTGGCTGCGTGACCTGGAGCGGATCGAAGTGAAATGTCGCACTTGCCAGCACTTCGGCGACGGCAAGACCTGCAACCGGTTCGATGCTATTCCGCCGGCGGAGGTGCAAGCCGCCGGCTGCGAAGAATGGGTTTACGACGAGGTGCCTTTCTAATGCCAGACAAGCGCTACTACCTGACCCCATTCGGCGCGATCGGCGCAGAGGCCTGCAATCAGTTGATCCTGCAGATGGTCAAGACCGGCTGGAACGGCATCGTGCTCGAGGATGGACAGCTGCGCTTTGTGAACCTTGAACTGGACGACGAGAAATGACCACGAACACCGCCCCATACACCCCGCGCCCCGGCAGCAAGGCAGAAGCCGCCTTTGTGGCGCTTACCGAATCTCCATGGCTTAGCCGCCTGGGGCGCTGGCCAATGCAATCGACACGCCGATCACGAACCTCGATGCCAACTTGAAAGCTGCTGTCGAACACGGCGCGCTGCGCAAGGTCGCGCATGACGGCGTTGCCGGTTACATGCTTGCCGGCGACACCGCGCCGCCGGACGACGACGCTCCGGCGCCGAAGAAGGCGCTCCAACAACCGCGCCGCAAGCCGCTGCGCAAAGCTGCTCCCGCGGTGCGCGCGCAGCAGCCGAAGCCCGCCAAGGCCAACGGCCACGAGGCCGCACCGGCAGAGGATGACGA